ATATAATAGATTGTCGGTAATATAAGATAATATAAGATAATATAATAAAAAGCTTGCATAATACTTAACATAAGTGTAATATCGGGAGAGATAAGGAACACAAGATGCGTGTCTATTCGATAGTGAAAACAGATAAAGGGAGAACGAAAATGAAACAACATAGCAAATGGAATCTAGACAAGTACAAACAGAATCTACGTGTAGACAACGAAAGCGTCTATTCATACGACACCCGGGTTGCGCATATAAACCACCTGGACAAAACAATTACGCCCCTAGGGTGGTGGAGTGTCACGACATCCAAACATATAAACTATGTGGCGGGCGAATATGGCTACACCCTAAACAAAACCTAAACGAAAGGGAGAAAAGACAATGGATATTGGCAAGCTAAATAATGAACTAATAAAAGAGAATAATTTGCCGGATATACACGAAATATGCTGGTATTATGGACAGTATGCAAAAAACTTGTCAGATTGTATGATAAATAAAATCATAAACAGATATATTGAAGAAAACGTGTATGACCTGGAATTAACAGTGTTCTCAAGACAGTAAACAAAACCTAAACGAAAGGAAGGAATGACAATGGAACTCTACGAACTAAACCTACACCTTCAGCAGCGATCGGAAGAAATCTGTCATCTGTGTGAATGTAAGGAAAACAATCACAATTGTGAATCCTATGCATACATATCCTACACCGGAAGCTTGATAGATATTTGCATATCTGACTACTTCCAAGGATCTGGCCAACCCTATGCTGCGATCCCTCTTCCCTGGTACGGCACACGTGGAGAACTTCGGGAAGAGATACTAGAACAATGTTACCAAGAGGAAACAACAAGGGAAGCATTCGCAATCAATGACGATATGGAAGCATTCCTGCAGTAAAAACAGATAAGAGGAGATAAGACAATGACGATCTACGAAATCAAACAACGGACCGCGAAATCGTCGCCGCATTTTTTCAGTCGTGATACGCTGAAATTTTTCGGTCAGCGTATGAAAGATTTTCGAGTAACAAAACACGACGCCGGAAAATATCTTATATCCGCACCAAGTTACTGGGACGGGAAATTAATGGGATATACTCAAAGACTGTTTAATCCAAATACAAACGAATTAGAGGAGATAAAACAATGACAACGACTACTTCAGGGTGAATTGAAGCCACATAAACAACAACAAAGGAGAAAAACAGAAATGAATACATACAAACAGCAGGCACTATCCGACGTGCTGAATTTAATAGCACAATATCTCTTGGAACCTTACAGTTCCGCCGGACAATTAAACACGGCAGTAAAAAGCGGCCGATACAACGGTAAGCTATACTTGCATACCGAAGGGAAGGATCCGAAAGTTATCGCCACGTTCCGGATAGAACCGGACGAAGGTAAGGTATTTTACACCGAAGGGTCCACTTGGGTTGTCTGGTACAATGATATTATGAGCCGCTGGTACAGGGAAAACACCGATTTCCTCGACAGCGAAGTGTCTCAAATAATGAGACAACCGTAAATAACAGCAAATGTCAGACGTTATATTCATCACCGGATCACTACTTATCGCCGGCTGGAGCTTGGATCGGAGTTTCCGATACCTGCTCCGATGGTGGCGGAGAAGGTAACAAAGGGAGAGAGTAAAATGGAATTTACATACACAGAAACAAAAGAGTTAATTAATGAAATCGGCCGGTTCACAATAACGGATTACAACCACTACGGGCTGACCGTGTTGGAAGCGGAGAAAGGTGACTATGCAATCGGAACTGATGATGAAGCAGAATATGCCTGGGAAGAATCTCTTGACAGCTATATAGACGAATGCATAGCTCCGGAGCTTCCCGATCATTTTATGAGCTATTTTGACGAAGAAAAATGGAAACACGATGCAAGAATAGACGGGAGAGGACATTCTTTGTCAGGTTACGACGGCTGCGAAATGAGTATCGGTGACTTAGTTATGTTTAGAATTAATTAAATAAAGGATAACACAACACAGGAGAGAACAAAAATGACACTATCACAACTGAAACGGGACCTTAACAGCGCCACCGCACTAATTTGCAATTTTCACTTCATCGAAAACCGGAAAGAGAAAGAGCGAAAAATACTGAAAGTACAATCCAATTCCGTCAAAACAACGGCCGGCTGGCTTGATTTTCCCGCTGCTTCACTATTGGATTATGATGGGAAGCAATTTACTGTTTTTGAACAGGGAGAAAGAGAACTAACGGCCGAAGAGAAAAGTTTCCTTAAAAATATGCAATCACTTTACACCGAAGAAGAACGGGAAACGTATTTTTACACTTCTGTTTGTTATTACGGTGAAGAAGCGTACAGGAAAACCCACAAAGTTTCCGGAATGAACGGATCCACCTGGTATCACAAACGACTAATTAACGGCCGGAAAGACGGTAAGCTATACGTCCGGGATCCGAAAATAAGAGGAAGAAAACTATACACTTTCACCATCCAATAACAAAAAGAGAGGAGAAATAAAATGATAATATCTAAGATAGAATCGAAATATGGGAAAAAACAAAATGGTAATTTTGGATGGCTAACTTGGAAATTTGTAGCAAAAAACTATGGATTTAGAAAAGGTAAGACTTGGGGGATAATTTGGGAAGATGGCTCATTTGAAGATTGGGGCTACCAAGCATACGGCAGGGAAGGATTCCGAAAAAAAGACTTTGAAATAAAGGAGAAAACACGATGAAAACACTACACAACCCATCCAAATTCGCCGATGAACGTCGTTTACCCTCAAATCCGCACCTACACTCAAGTGAACCGAAAAAACGCCGTTAAACCACAACCAATCGCCATTTAAGGCAATTCTGTTCCGCCCCGGAACTCTGTTGCAGGTACAGGGTTTTTCAACACAAAAAATTAGCCGGCAGCACAAAACCGGTTTTCTTTTCTTTTCTTTTCATCTTTTTTTTCTTTCACCACCTCAAAACAGCAAAGCCATTAAAAAGCATAAAAACACGAAGCGTAAGCGGATGTGCTTTTTATGTCTTTTTGATACTTTGCGGAATTACACCGCAGCACCAAAAACATATAACTAAAATTATTCCAAAGATTTCTTTTTGCTTCTTTTTCTTTACTCGCCAAATTCCTTATTTCCAACGTTCCCCCTATCCCTTTAGGGGATAGAAAGTGGAAACAACGGTTTTCAATTCCTTATTTCCATCACTGTTTCCTTGGAAACAAGCGTGGAAACAACGGTTTTTAATTCCTTATTTCCAACCTTGTTTCCGTGGAAATAAGAATGGAAACAAGGGATTTCAGTCACTTGCAAAGGTATGATAATATATTGTTGGATCCCGTTTTTTTCCATCCGTTTTAACCGTATTTTTATTGATCAGTGCTGTCAGTTTTCTGCGTGTTGTGTTGCTTGCGAATCCCTCATCTTCCGCTAATTCGATCAGCAGTTTACGGCTGATGCCGTCTTCTCCGCATTTAATTGTTGTATCCTGGATAAACTGTCCGATATTGACTGAATCGTTTTCTTTTTTCATAAAGAACAGTATTGAATCGTCAAAATCGAGGTTGTACTGCTCCGGGTTTTCGCCGTTGCGGATGTCGAAATTGAGGGTGTAGTCTGTATCGCCAGTATCTGTATCGGAATTTCTGGACAACACAAGTGAGCTGTCCACGGCGCCGAAGACGGCGGAAGCTCCTCTCAGTGCCATTCCGCCTGGTGATGAGTCCATTCCCGGTTTCTTGGTGTGGTGTACCAATACAATCGCCAGATTGTGATTGTTGGCCAGTGAGCGGATCTGCTCCATAACCATTCCCATTTCGGCGTTGTCATTCTCGTTTGCTGAGTGGAAGTGAATCAGCGGGTCCAGTATCAATACTTCCGGTTTGTACTGTTTGATCAGCTGTCTTACTGCTGTATAGCCGTTAAATTCGTTTATTTTAATCGAAACAGGGTCCGACATTATCAGGTTGTCATCTTTCGGGATTTGGAGATTATACGGCGGTTCTGAGGCGTTGTGCAGCGTTTTTATCCGCCGTCTTACGTTATAGTACGAGTTTTCCGCTTGGAGTATAAGCGTTCGTCTCTTTTGCGGGATGGTAAATCCAAGCCAGTTGGATGCTGTTGCCAGGCAGTACCCCAGATTGATTGACAGTATTGACTTGCCGGACTTAGGTTGTCCGCCGATAATGAGTACGCCTCTTTCCGGGAGTATGCCGCAGGTGACGATAAAGTCCGGTTCCGGTGTAGCGTCGTCGATATAGTCGCTGTATTTGTGCAATGTGAGACCTGGAATAGTAGTCGTTTGCGGAATGGACGAAGTGATTTCGTCTATCTCCTGCTGGAATTTGGTCAGGTCGCCGTTCAGGTCCGGTATTCCGGACTGATAGAATTTGCAGGTCACTTCCTGGAGTCGTCTTTTTATCGCGTACTCTCGGATTATCTTGGCGTGTTCACCAGCGTTTGCCGCAGTGGGAATGGTGCCAAAAAGCCCTGTTATATAGTAACTTCCGCCAGACTTCTCAAGCGACTTATTCTTCTTGAGCGCTTCTATAATACTGACAGGATCTATATTTTTACGGTTGTTAAAGAGATACTTTATACTCCGCCAGATGTATTGCGTTTTGGTGTCGTAGAAGTCGTCTTTATTCAGGTAGCTGGTATGGTCCAGTATCTCTGCGTCTGTTAAGACAGCAGCAATCAGCGCTTCTTCAGCTTCTATTGAGTACAGCGGTTGTAACGGTTCTTCAGTCATCTTCTTTTATTGTTTGGCTCGTTTCTCATCTATGGTTGGCTAGTATAATTTGACTCGTTTACAGTGTCTGGTTGTCTAGTCAAGAATGACTCACTTCGAGAGAGTGGTTGTCTCTTTTTTACTGATTCGTTCGTTCATCTTGGTTGTCTTAGGTATTTTGACTCACTTACGCAAGATGGTTGTCTCTTTTTTACTGATTCGTTTTGTGTATTTGGTTGTCTTTGGCACTATGGCTTCACGGTATTGATGCTTCATTCCAAGTTTTGCTTCGCTGTAAGGCGGATAAACTTCCAACCCTTCTATTTCCCGCCATACTTTATACAGATCAATAAGGAACATCTTAACCATATACCTGACCGCCATATTATGAGTATGTCCCTTTGATTTGTCTTTATGATCCGGGTTATTGCGAAGTCGGTTTTTGTAGTTATCGTAAATCAACCTATATGGACATTTCTCTGCTGACTGTTTGACGAATGAGCTACCCAGCACACCGATTAATTTTGTTTTCAGGAACGGATTGAATGTTATTCCCTTTTTCATTTGTTTGTTTCCGTCTCTGTCTGTGTACTCAACTTCTACAAGATGCTCTTTTTTTCGACTCCTCCCTTTGCCGTTCACTACGTCCAGTCCTGCATACGCCCAGATTGAGGAGGCATACTTAGCTTTGTGGATGTCAATTTCGCTGATTATCACACCCGCCATCGTATGCCCTATGCCATAAACCCCCTCCAAGAATTGAGTGTAAATGGGATATTCTTTCAGCACCTTCTTTAGCTGATTGAACGATTTTGTTTCCTCTCTCTCAAATCGGAAGTATTGATCTACAAGCACCAATTCAGCCATATTTGAGATAAGACTTTCCCCGTTTTTCTTGAAGGTTCGTGGGAATGTCGCCATTCCATCTGTTACGAGTTTATACTCCTCTTTCAGCCATTTAAGGATTTTCTTGGCATCAACTTCCGCTTCATCGGTCTTTGTTGATGGTAAAATCCCTAACTTCGCCCTGAAATTTGCAACTATCCTACCACCCATTTGGATTCGTAATGTCTGCAAGTCGTATGCTCCTCTTACTATTGGTTTTAGGTTTGATTTATTCATTCTGTTTATCCTTATCTAAGTTATGTCCGACGCCCTGGCACCGTGTGAGGGTGAGATGAGAGACCGGATCGGTGCGTATCAGAACGCCGGACTAGTATCGTGTCGGGTTGAGTTTTGCTCGTATGCGTCAAATTAGAGCCTCGGTTTTCGTCCTTTTTGCCGATTTTCGGCATTTTGGACATATTTCACGTTTGCAGCCAATTGTCGGAAACTCTTCCAACAGCTTCCACGGCCGTATTCTTTGTGCGTGATCTGACGTTATCCAGTCCCAGGGTTTCTTGCAGCCCTCGCAATACCGGGGACGCTCCGCCATTCTGCTGGATGAGAAGTGCTGCTGCATATCATTATTATACGTCTTAATGAAGTGGTCCATTGACATTTAGAACATCTCCCGTTGTGCAAACCGCTTTTCTGCGATCTTGATGTATTCTTCATTTAACTCTATTCCTATCCATTTACGTCCAAGTCTCTGTGCTACATACCCGGTTGTGCCACTACCGAAAAACGGATCTAAAACAGTATCACCTTTTTTCGTCCCCGCCTTAATACACAGTTCTGGCAGTTTCTCAGGAAAAACTGCGAAATGTGCTTCCTTGTAGGGTTGTGTGTTTATTGTCCATACGGAGCGTTTGTTGCGTTTGGGATAAGTTGCAGAACCAAATGCTACTGTATTATGTCCATTTCCAGCATATTTTTGATAATCTTTAGTTCTTGATTTTCTATCGTCGTCAGGATACACGCTATCTTCTTTTATCGCATCATTATCAAAATAATACTTTGCTGACTTCGTCAATAAAAATATGATTTCGTGGGATTTTGTACACCTATCCTGTGCAGATTCAGGCATTGGATTGGGTTTGTGCCAAATAATATCTTGGCGTAAATACCATCCGTCAGCCTGTAATGCAAATGCTACACGCCAAGGGATTCCTACGAGGTTTTTAGGTTTGAGATTTTTTATATTTGTAGGCACGCCAATTTTGTCTTTGTTTTTTGCTGGTTTGCCAAATTCTGTGTGCTTATTAAAATACTCATTGTTTTTATTACCAGCCTTCCCGCTTCCATTGTAACTATCCCCCAAATTCAGCCAGCAAGTTCCATCATCTTTCAATACTCGTTTCACTTCTCTGAATACCTTTACCATATTTTCCACATATTCTTCGGGTGTTTTTTCAAGTCCGAGTTGAGAGTCAATTCCATAGTCTCTTAATCCCCATTCACCAGTACGGCGGAGACGTTACTACTGTCTGCACCGTACCTGATTCAATCTCCCGTAGCTTGTCTAATACGTCGCCGTGAAGTATCACTTCTGTTTCGCTTCCAGCACTCTCTTCGCTATCTCTGCTGCTGTGGCCAGATATGAGATGGTCTTGTGTGTTCCCCATTCACGCTTCTCATACTTCGTCAGCGCCACATCCATTGCCTGAATCATCTGATTGAGGATTCGCTTCTGTTCCTGAAGCTGATCCTCGTACTCGTCTTTCAGCTTCTTTATCTTGGCGTTATGTGTCTTAGTGGTAAGCATTAAAAGAGCGATGCCACCGCTGCTTCGCACACGAAGCTTCTGTCTTCGTTCAACTCTTCCAACTCGGCCTCGGTAACCTCTCTGCCGTCGTAAGTAGCGCTTGATATGTAGGCGTCACAGAAATCTGGATAATCAGATAACACTACGCCCTCTATCTCGGTGTCTGTTACTTTGGATGTGTCCATTATTCATCTCCTTTTATCTCTATCAGTTTCGCTGCCAGATATACCGCCAGGTCCAGCGCCTCTTCCAGTGATTCCTGCATCCAGTTTCTTCCGTCGTGTACATCCATCTCAGGTTTATATTTATCAGCTCCAGCCTTATACAGCCGATCCTTAATGAGTGATACTATCTCCTGACGGTGATCAGTCATCGCCTCTCAGGTGGTCTATAATACCGCCGATAATACCGGTCAATACAATCGTCCCACCGGCAATAAATACCAATGCCACTCCCAGAATAAACAGGTTCGCAATCCAATTAGCTATTTGTATCATTCTTTATCCTTTTCATTATTTCATAAGCCACTTGTGGTACTATTGCGTTTCCGAGTCCTTTAAGTCGGTCCACCCGATTGGAAATCCCATTAGCCACTCGACCCACATCGGGTTCAGCGTTCCACCAACTCCTTTGTCTGGCTCTACTGCGAAATCTAATCGGTTGCTCGTATCCTCTGCTCTCTTGTGACCTTTTGACCAACCCTTGGGATCGCTTGCTGTCGGTGTCGGGAACATTTTTGGCAATAGGTTGTGTTTTATAGCACTTAATAGATTTATTTGATGTTTTCCGCTCAATGTCAATTCTCTTGATGTCGGACCTCTCTGACTGTCCCAGGCATTCGGGGTATGCCACAATCCAGATTCTTTTTCTTCTGTGCCAAGCTCCAACATCGTCAGCCCCGATAATTGTCCATTCTGCATCATACCCGATTTTGGCAAGGTCTGCAATGACTCTTGTTCCTCCCCGAATAGTGAGCATTGGGACATTTTCAATGAGTGCGTATCTGGGTCGTACTTCCCTAATGATCCTGTGCATTTCAAACCAAAGACCAGACCTCTTTCCGGTGATGCCTTCTCCTTTTCCTGCGATGGAGATGTCTTGGCACGGGAAACCGCCTGTGATGAGGTCGATGTCTTTGAAGTCGTTTCCATCTAATTCTGTAATGTCCTCGTGAATCGGTACGCCGGTAAAGTTCTTTTGTAATACTTTCTGACAGTATTTCTCAATCTCACAGAATCCAACAATCTCAAGCTCATCTCCCCACACCCATTCTGCTGCAAGTGAAAACCCACCGATGCCTGAGAATAAGTCGAGCATCCGCATATCACTTCAATACCTCTCTCGCTATAGTTCCCTTGTCATATCCCATTGGTGAGTCGTCTTCGCTTACCATACATTCGTGATTATCTCTGTTAGCATAAAACTCAAGAGCTTTCGACAATCTAAACAGTGTCCCTTCTAATTCTGAGATCCGCGTCTCCATCTGTATCATTACTGCTCTGTTGTTATCGTCTATCTGCTCCACCTGTATACTTCTTACGCTCTCTTCCACACTATCATAACACTCTTCACAGCTTTCCGCCAGCGTCACATCGCCTGGACCGGTGAACCGGTAACTGGCGACTTGACCGCATCCGGCACAATTATTCATAGTCCACAATATCCTTCACATTCTTCTTCAAATAAATCTATCTGGTCTGCGAATTGCACATCTTCCAAAGGCAAATGGGTGCGATGCAAAAACAGTTTGTCTGCTGAACCACGTTTACTTGCATCCCTGATTTTTCTATCTACATTCACTGCTATTTTCCACGCTGTCCCGTTTTCTTTTTTGATTTCTTTCCAAAATGAATCCGAATGATATGGACAGAAAACACACGAAGATTTTATTGGTATTGGAAAATCATTCTTTTTAAAAAAGTTAATACAATCAGAACGTCTTAATCTCAATTCAATCAAGGGGTATTTATATTCTATATTATACATCCGAGATTCTTTCATTCTTGAGGCTTCATCCATCGTAATTCCAAGCCACATTTCACAAGGCTTCATTCTTTGTCTTGGTTTTAATCCCTGCAATTCTCTTACCTTATCTTTAACCGTCCATATCTTATATTCTCCTGTGCATTGTCTTTGTACCATCCCACCGCTTTCAGAGAATGCTGGGATAGTAACAAATTTTTTCCCCAATGAATTAGTTCCACGCATTGTATCTCTTAATAGATTCTTTTTTTCTACATAAATAGGAATACCTTTATTGAAAAATCTCCACGCCACAAGCCATTCAAGCATCTCATAAGTTTTGGGATGTTCTGCTCCCGGATCGGCGAATATCGCATAATCAGCACGTTCTATATGTCCCAATGATGACATTAAATACATCGCTGTTGATTGCACACCAAGTCCGAGGCTAATTACCTTCACAACTGTTCCCTTCCAGTTCCGCCTTCACTTCTCTCACTATATCTATAAGCTGCTGCCGGATCTGTCCGCCGTGCTTGTCTTGGGTTTCCTTTGCTGCCATACATCCGCACTCCAAGTCGTTAGTCAGTATATCGCACTCTTCGGTGCTGTTCAGTATGATGGCCTTAACTTTTATCGTCTTCAATTGTCACCTCTGTTCTAGGTGTTTCTGAGTAAAACTTCTCTATCACTATTGAGTATATAAGTTTGTCGTCGGTATAGAAAATCTTGTTGAGCGAATCTAGTATAAACTTCAAGCAATTATCAGCGTCGGGAGTCTTGGTATGCGGATAGGTGTCTTCTATCATCTGTTTCCGCAGGTATTTCGGCACCGACTTAGGAATAGGAAAGTAAAACGCTGCTTTTACTTTCAGGGGATCGTTAAGCGGGATCGCCGGTGCCGAGTTCTGTACAGTGAGGAGAAAGTCCTGCTTCTCCCGCGAGGAGGGGTCGTAGGTAACACCCGTTCGGGTGTGCCTATGTCGCTTCTGTGCTTTCGGGTTTCCCCGTACCGTGAACGATATTTTCAAGTTCTTCTATCACCTTAACCACGTTGTATAGCCGTGTGTCGGCTAGTTTCTTGTAATCGCAATACTTTCTTACTGCTTTCAGCGATGTTTCAATTCCTACCTTATCTTGTAATAGTGCAAACTGTTTCAATCGCCGTATCCTTGGCTTTCTGAGATGTCTTGATTTAACAATCTCAAAGTCATTCGGATATTTGCTAAATAATTTTTTAAGGTTTTCGTGCATATTTTTTCAGCGTCTTGCTGATAATCCTGACAGTGTGTTCTTTCTGTCTTTCTGTGGCGTCGGATTCTTCCAGCGTCTGCTCTTTTGTACCAAGCCCTCTGAGTACAGCATCAATAATAGATTTCTCTGTGGAAGTAAATCCTCGCTCAAAATAGTAATAGAAGTCGTAGATCCACTCCTGACTGAACGTATAGGGACGGGCTTGCTCACCGCCCCCATTACGTTTGCCATCATCACTTATTACCTACTCCATTAAAACGGCGTTTCTTCGCCGTCTTCTTCTGGTGGTGAAAATGGATCGGCGGAGGCGTACAGAGCGTCCAGGTTGCAATAGAACTCTTCGTACTCTTCCGCAATACCGGAGTTAAGCTTCTTCTTCGGTTTGGCTCGGACCGAGTATTCGGTATTAAGCGCTTCACCCGAACGGCTCACAACAATGTCGTAAGCGTCGGCTCCGACAGGGTTGCCCCAGTCGTTGTCCTGTGCTATGGACTTCAGCTCCTTCTGTATGGTCTTCTGTGTGAGTTGGAGTATCTGGAACCTTTCTTCTGCCCAGTTCCACACCACAAACGCCCAGAAGTGCTTCGGCTTGTGATTGCCGTTGTGCCACATCTCTTTAGGCACTTCGGCTTTTTCGTGAACCCGATTAGGGTGCTTACCATCCTCATCTTCCGTCCAGTATTCCCAGCCGTAAATGGCTCTCGACATTATGCGAAATACATTGTCGCCGTCAGCGAGTTTCATATAGTTACCGCCGGAGGAAGGAAGATCGTAGTCGTCAGGAAGGAATGTATCCACGTCAGTCTCCTTTGTTTTCGTTGTCATCTCTCATCTCCTTCTTTTAGTTAAAACCCTGTCACCGCTTCCAGTTTATCGGCAGCGATCTCTTCATCAAGGTCTTCATCACAATCATCCACATACAGGCAGCTTTGGCAGCTCAGGTCGTTCCGATAAAACTCGTTCCGCCTGATTGCCGCCGCCATCCGTATCACATCTTTTTCCATATTCTTAGCTCTATTGGGATTAAAATTAACCGTGTACATTCCGGGACCTCTTTCCTGTCCCTGTGTGAAAGCGATGTCGCTCCTGTCTGCTTTTTTACTGACAAACGGCTTTATTTTATCAGGATTTTTGGATGCCGCTATTTTGGCAGCCGTCTTCATTCCTTCGTAACCTTCCACTGTCATCATCTCTTGGGTCCCGAGCCATTTCTGCCAGGCAGGGTGCTGATCATAAGACAGCTTACCCAGCCAAGTAACCTTTTCGTACGGGAAGTGGTCCATCAGTCTGTAATAGCCTGTTTGGTCGGGATAGTAACCGAATGTCTGTTCCATACCAATAGCGTACATACCAAATTGGTAATTCAGTCTCATCTGTCTCGGCTGAGGTGCTTTTGTTATGCCGGTTTTGAAGTCAACGAGAATAATTTTTCCCTCATATTCCCTTATCTGATCTATGCGTCCCTCAATATCGTATCTGCCCACCTTACCCTTAAAATCGGCTTCAGCTTCCAGTACCTTGCAGTTACGGTTAATATCCTTTGAGCAATAGTTGGTGAGCATTACGACGGCTTTTGCCACCAGTTTTTCTAACTGTTTTTCCCTGTCTTTCCATTTAATAAAAGCAGTGTCTCGCTCAAGATCAAACTCTGCTTCATCCCAGCAGTCACGGAACAGGTATTCAAGCTTTCTCTCTTCAGCGTCAAATAGATTGTCCTTATGAATAAGTTCCAGGCACTTGTGCAGTGCTGTCCCGTTCACCATCGGAATCTTTCTTAGTGACGGTTCCTTCTCCAGTACCCTTGAATACCAAAAGGATCTGGGGCATCTTTTATACTTTTCAAAATCAGACTGATGAAACGCACCCTCAAATCGCATCATAGTATGTTCTCCAGTATTGTATTGATTGATCGCAGTATGAATGTGATGACGAGTATTAGGATTCCGCCTATGAGCGACATTTTTAACAGGACACCAATAAGTGCTATGCCTGTGTGGATAAGCTCTCTCCTATCCAATATCTTCACGCTCGGCCTCTATCTCATTGATGTCGAAGATGTATTCCTCTCCTTCGGAATCAATTACCAGGATGGTGGAATAATCTATCATCTCCCCACATTCATACCATTTGCTGTTTATCTGTACTAAGTATCTCGTGCCAAGTTCTGGCATTGCCGGTCTCCTTTCTAGGCGTGCTACTTCAAAGAAGGTGTCTGTACTTTATTGCTCTGTAAATAATTTTCTACCGCGTTGGCCGAGATACGATACGTCCGGTACCCAAGCTTGGATGCCTGTAAGTCCCCCGTCTTAATGAGCTGCAAAACCCTTATCTTACTTATAGTGAGCATCTCAGCAACTTCCTTTGGCGTGTAGTAGTTGTTATCCATTGTTATTAATTCCTTGTGATTGTTTGTGGTTTGGTATAAATTCTGTTATCATAAGTGGTAATCATAATGTCCTTCATTGCATAACAAAGTTAGTGATTCTAATAACAAAATGCAAACAAAAAAGTTTACATTAGGTAATAAAATTCGTCTTTTCCGTCGAGAAAAAGATTTTACGCAAAGGTCTTTTGCGAAGCTTTTAGGCGTACATTATCAAACTCTATTAAGATATGAGAAGGATATTGTTGTACCAAAAGGTGAGTTCTTTGAGAGACTTACAGAACTGTTCCCGGATGTTAATATCAATTACTTTTTAGGAAGTGAATTTGAAACCCCTGAAACCCGTATTATTCAATCCAGCGTTCAGGATACAGGACTCATTCCGTTGATTGCCTGGACTACTGCTGGAGAACTTTCGGAGTTTACAGACCAAGGTTGGCCAGCGGGATCTTCAGACGTATGGATTTCAAGCAGCTGGGCGTCCAAGGACCCGAACGCTTTCTGTGTACAGGTGACAAGCGACGGCGATTCTATGACGCCGCTGATCAAACCGGGGGCAGTTCTGACCATCTCACCAAGTAGTGAATGCCGTTCCGGCGATATGGCACTAATTAAACTGAAAGATGGAAGGAGCGTATTTAAGGAGATATATATTAAAGGTGATAATTTTATACTCCACCCCTATAACGATGATTACGAAGATATAACAGTAAGCAAGAGAGACATTCTGTTCTGCTATCCGGTAGTACAGATAAACCCGCGAGGACTATAATGAAAAACAGTGTAACAGCGATTATTGGCTCAATTAAAAAGATTAAACGGTTTCGCTTCGATAAAGAACTGGCCGAATATCTGGAAGTGCATCAGTCAGCCATAACCAACTGGAGAGCAAGAAACGTGGCACCTAGATACCTTTACCTGCTACACAATGAGCTTGTACGAAATAAGACCGACGATCCTTCGGGACGGTACGAATTTTATCTGTCGGCCAATCAAAAAGCACGACGGTTTGATAAACATACAGGACATTTGCAGCAGTACGACGAACGTAAGCACATCTGGAAAACAATTGATTAGTGTCCCGTCTTTACAAACGATCTGACTCTCCTCACTGGTACTATTCTTTCGGCACACCGCCGTTTCGTAAGCGGCAATCCACCAAAACAGATTCACTCCGACTGGCAAGACTGATTCAGCAGAAATGGGATGAGGAACTTATCCTCGCTAATCGAGGAATTGCTGCCAAGAGAATCCTTGTACCCAATCTGATAGACAGATATATCGAACATCTCCGCAGGCTTAAAAACGAATCCTGGTATCTAAGGCAGAAAGGCGGACTCAAGCATCTGTCAAGACTGTTTCCAAATTATCAGGTGAGAGAAATATCTTACACTGAGATACGTCACTATATAAGGATAAGGAAAGAAGAGGGTGTTTCGCCAAAAACCATACGGGAAGAAGTGAGTATGATTTCCAGATTCTTCCTGTACGCCATAAAAGACTCTTACGCCTTATCTAACCCTGCGGAAGGGGCTGATCTCCCCGCCAAGAGGAAAATAAAGCCGAGAACGGCTATTTCCTCTGAAGAATTAAGCCGCACTGTCCGTGAAGCTGAAAGAGAAGACGACAGAATCTATTGGTCGCTGCTGTATTATAGCGGACTTCGTACCGGTGACGCCGGATCGCTTACTAATAAGGATATACAAAACGACAGAATAGACATTGTACAACAGAAAACCAGCCGCCGTGTGATTATACCGCTTCACAGGAAACTTAAAAAGTTTAACCTTGTCAGTCTTATGCCTACAAGAGGAAAGCGGAGATGGTCCAGGCACCGCTTCCAGAAAATACTCGGTTACGGCGATTTACATTCCATCCGTCACTCATTCGGAACTCACTTGATAGAAAAAGGCGCTACTACGTTTGACGTAAAAGCGCTCTTGGGACACAAGTCAGCCGATGTCACTTCAGAGTATATACATCAGAACTTTGCAAGGCTTAAAAAAATTATCAATCTACTGTGACATTTCTGAGACATTCAATGACAAGCTTCGAGGGGGAATGTTTAACAATAAGGGTGCTAATTTATAGACTGAAAAGTGGTGTTTCTCGTCGGGAAAAAGCTTAGTAGCGCGTACGGGAATCGAACCCTTATCACATCGTCCAGAAAACTACCTATTGTGACATTTTTGTGTCACGCAATCAATACTTTCTCAGCGTAAAAGGAGTGTTCTGCTGTTTGGTTTCGATCTTTTCTAGTAATGTAATCACGCTTTACCGGCGGACTCATCATATCGTACAAATATAATTTATCCCTGTCCTGAAAATATATCAAGCAGTAAGACTTTATATGATGGTGACGCCAATCAATTAGTGCAACCATCTCCTTATAGACAGGGATGATCGTCTCTTTGTAATACTTGGACCTCACTTTAACCTCTACCTGACATTTAACATCTTTATCACCACACATTATATAATCAAACGCTGCCGTTTTGGGGAGCTTGAATGCCTGATGTTTATTTCCGTTATATTTGTTAAGATGATTTATTAGACGCTTGATCAATTCTGCCTGGTTGGCTTCACCAACCTTTACAGATTTCTTAATATCAACAATTGTGATATTATCGTCTATAATGCCAAATCCGGTTGGAGTTTCGCATAAACTCCGCAGCCACATAACGATCCGCAGCGTCAACGTGAACGAAGTTAGATCCTATGCCAATACGATTGAATATTGTCAGCAATGATTTTATTATGCTGTGTCGCTTATCGTCGCCGATAGTGCTTATATCGGCAGCCACACCGAGCAAGTGTGGGCTGGTGCCGGACTTAGCAGTCTGGTATCCGCGTCGCTTTAAGTCGTCCTGGTACGCTTGACAGCGATAACCGGACGTGATCTTGAACGGTACATTGGCAATACGTCTGGCCTGCTCCAGATCGGCAATGAAGTCCTGAGACATTGATTCGCTTTTGCAGTCAGGACAGATAAACTCGGCAGACTTGAAGTGCCTGGTGTCTTTCACTTACTCGCCTTTACAGCGTTTTGCAGCTTGGATAAACGACTTGAGAATGCAGCACCCGTCCAAATAATAACGAACGGCATTAAGGCCTCATACATATCCAAGCTAATATAATCCATCATATACGCCATTGAACATACCAGCCCAGCCCCCAAACCCATCTGTCTCTTTTTGGAGTCCTCGCCCACAAAATATCCCACTATACTATTTAAGAACTTCATAATACCTCCTATCTGAAGTTGCTTTTTATGGCAATGAATGCCGTTGAAACTATCCCAGCCACCATCAGCCACATTACTTTAAGTGTTGATTTGCGGAAATGAGTGTTACACTCAACCGCACCTTGTAATCCTAAATCATCGTGTTTCTTAGTGTCTCCCATAAGGCAAACCTTAATATCTCTCACGTCTGTTGCTAATTCTTCACGCTCTTTCTTGTGTTCCTTCAAAACATCCAGAACCGTATGCAAATCTTTTCGCTCTGAACCGTTCAATTTCGCTCCCAATATGGTCGTGATATTTCATTCGCAAATCTACCCTCATACCACAGTAATCTTTTGTCCTTGTTCCACCTATTCCAGACTTCAATATCCAGCCGATAATCCGCCACAAATATCGGCATTGCTACCATCTCGATTGCTGGCACGGGAGTACGTGAATTGACCTCATAAACTATCTTGCCAACTATCGGCTCACCGTCATACTCCCAATTCGTCATAACTGAGTTACGAGGTCGCCATAACCAAGTAATGCTGATTGAATCAGCGGTGCGTGTGAACCAGATTTCGTATGGATATGCCTTGCCGACCGTCATCGTTGGCGGAAGCCCAGTAACATCTATAATCGCCACATTAGGATAGATTACGTCAAGCGGATTAATGTTGACACCGCAACCGAACAATAGTAAGCAAATGAGTAGTATCTTATTCATTTAGCCACCGCTCCAGCATCGGCAGTAGTCTCTTTTTTGCCTCTCTTACCACTATCAAGACTATAATGCCGACTATTATATCTATGTAATACAGCAGATACAGTATAATCGCTGTACCAGCCGCCGACAAGCCAAGGTTGGCAGTAATCGAGTTCAGCTTGGATGTGTATGTCATCGCTCATCTGACTAATTACAGGCAGGCGAGCGGGGACACCCCACTCCACTCCTGCCGTAGTAGCGGGAGGCAGTACCGCCCTGCCGAAACCAAGCCTTATGAGGGCTGATTGGGTCTTCCCTTTCCCGCAATTCTTGACTTGTCAGAAATAACACGTATTTTAACTTGCTAATATTTACCAATTTATTGGCAATTATTAGTGGATATTGCCGAAAAACAGTTACTATGCGTGAAAAACAGTTACGAATACTCACAACAATCCTATGAGGTACTCATTACGAGTAATCTGTCCAATCGCCCAGTCTGGCATATCAGCTGTTGAGCTTACCCTTGACATAGTTAATGTCATCAGTCATATCGTTTAGCTCATCAACAATTTTTTCGTGCCGGCGATCTGCCGCTTCTGTCAGTTGGTCTGCCATTGCCTCCAATCGAGAGTCGGATTTATTGAAACGGTCAATGAGCTTAACTATAATGGTTTCCAGCCTTTGTCCTTGTCCGTACAGAACCTTCTGAAGAAAGGTAATCAACCCGCCGATTACGCCGATAATGGCGAGGATTATCTTGTCATCTAACATCCGACCACAAGCATTGCACAGGCGACTGCTAAAATTATATCACCCGCCGCATCGTAGTAGAACCGTTCTGCTGAGCCGTACACATCTGCTGGCTTAGCTCCTGTTTCTGCAAAATACTCAATCACTTCCCACAAGACAGCGATAAGTGCGACGGCGATAACAGCCTTATATGGTGTTTCGCCACGACACACAAATATCTTGGCTAATGCACCGCCAGCGAGACAGTGAAACCAGCCCCAAGTGTTGCCGTTGAATCCCCAATTAAGTAGTTTATTCAGCATTTAAGCTCTCCGTTAATAATCCCATAAAGTAAGTTCTGCCTCCTCTTAACTGTGCCACGTTGAACTCGGCCTGACTCAGTTTTCTATCGAGGTCTGCGGTGTGATTCACCAGCATTATTTGATTCTGGTTTAGATCAGCCACTTTGTATTCCTGTCCATCTATGTTAACTGTCGGCTCTTCCTTTTTCTTTTTAGCCATTTTAGTCTCCTTTTTGTTAGAGTGCTTTCAAATCTTTTTCAAGCTCTTCCCATTCACCCTGTTGATCTTCGCATCTCGCAATCTCTGACTTGCAACGATCTACTTCACGCTTCACTTCTGCGAGTGAGTAAGACCTGACTGAATCAGCTTGAGCTTCGCCAGTGTCAGCGTCAAAACATTTCTTGACTACCTGAAGTTCAAAGTGTGATTCTTCTGCTTGAGCGTGTACGGAGACACCTCCATCGTCGTCCAATACTTCATCGACAGCAGCTCTATCAACTACTTTCTGATTCCTGACAGATACTTTCTCAGCCGCCTTTAAGGCTTTGTATCTTCGCATTTTATTCTCCTATTGTTTACTCTATGTCCCTGACTGCACCTTCTAATAATCATTTTATTCTGCGTTTTCTAATGCTTCCACTTTTGCGGAAAGTTCTTGTACTGCTTTGACAAGCAGTGGAACTAATTTTGAATGGTCGATATGTTGCGTAATCATATTGCCATCACCATCAACCGCATCTTTTTCCCCAGTTATTGCCTCTGGTACAACTTCTGCAACTTCGTGAGCAAAAAATCCATCTTGAGTTGTATCTTTGTCTGCTTTAAAATTAAATCTATATGGCTTTAATTTGTTTAGTCGATTAATTCCGTCGGATAAAGTAACCTGATTCTCTTTAAGCCTATAATCAGACGTAGTGCCGTAAGAAGTATTAGAACCGCTTGAATCAATAGAGCCAACATCTCCATTATCATTGTTAAAAATCATATGCTGCTGAGCACTTGTTCCAGCAAGATAACTATAATATACCATATCAGAACCAACGCCAATACCAACGTTTCCTGTGCCAGTAGTCCCCATTTCTAATTGTCCGCAATAAACTTTAGCACCTTTATCCGATGCCATATACACAGCAGTTACAGAAGCATTACCAAGTGTTACTGAGTTGTTTCCCTGAGTAACTGCACCATATCCTATTGCTGTTGCATTACTCGTAGTACTTGCTGAAGTATCTGCCCCTGAACCAATAATTGTATTCTGTTCAGCCGCCGCCATTGTGTCACCACTTGCATTTCCAATACACGTGTTATCATCACCTGTAAGTAGTGTGCCAGAATTATGTCCAATACATACATTTTGGCGAGTAGAGGCAGTATTACTGGCAACATCCATAACATAATTACCAATGGCAATGTTTTGGTCTGCATTTCCATCTGTAGACATTCCATTTAGAGCCAGATAACCTATCGCAATATTGTCATCGCCCACGGTCAAATCTTCTGCCGCTTGATAGCCGATAGCCAAATTCCTTGCACCAGATGTGAGGGCGGTGAGGGCTTGGTGTCCGATTGCGATTGTGCCTGTTTGAGCATTAGTAGAAGTAGCATCAAGAGCATAGGCTCCTATAGCAATATTTCCTATTACATTAGTTGATGCTGTATCAAGATTTCCACCAATAAACGCCTCTACTCCAATCGCAATGTTGTAGTTAATGTTTCCATTAGTGCCTTCATCAAAGGTGTTCAAAGCATTAGCACCAACCGCAACATTCCCAACTTCACTTACCCCAAGTTGTCTTGCCGCTTGAAACCCTAAAGCTGTATTTTCTGTCCCTAACGTAAGGTTGCCCAAAGAAAGCTTACCCACTGCTGTGTTGTTACCGACTGCTCCTTGTGCTTCTAACATCGAACTACTACCAATTGCTGTATTTCCACTTCCTGTAATATGTGCTGCCGCTGAAGCACCTAAAGTGCTTGAACCTAATGCTGTATTATGGTCACCACTTGTTATACCATAAGTAGTCTGATATCCAGATTGATAGCCAATTAGTGTATTATCTGTACCATCCGCAACTACTGCACCAGCGAGATATCCTATTCCCATATTCTTAGCACCAGTTGTGAGTGCTGTGAGTGCATCCATTCCTATAGCAACTGTGCCATCAGCAGCAGAAGTTAAATCGCCCCTTAAAGCATCTTTACCAATCGCAACACACCCATCAGCTTGTCCGCTTGCATTGTCCATAGCAAGAACACCTATAGCAGTATTATCACTACCATCTCCTTGGTGAGCCAAGTAACCTACTGCTGTATTGCTATTAGCATCTGTTACTTTATTTGCTTGATGACCTATTGAGGTGTTATAATAAGAATCTGTTTGTGCTAATCCTGCTTGATACCCAACAGCAACATTCCCAGCACCAGATGTCAATGCGGCCAGTGTATCATGACCAATAGCAATCGTACCATCCTGTGTTATAGCCCCAGACAATGAGTCAGACCCAATAGCAATACATTTATCAGCTCCATTGACGGCTCCACCCATCGCTCCATATCCGATACCTACATTATTTGTTTCACCGTCTATAGCGTCTCCAGCAGTAGAACCTATCATTACATTCTTATCGCCTGTATCTATGTTTTTACCAGCACCGTGACCGATAAGAGTATTTTCATAACCACCAGATGCAATATCCTCACCAGCCAAATAACCAAGTAATGTATTACCAGATGTACTATCAGTTCCACCAGTTCCACCACTATCATTATTCGAGAGGCTGATGCGGGAGTTGGCATCAACAACCATTCTTGTTGTAGCACCCGACAATCGAGAACTGCCTGTCCTTATGTTGACTTCAGCACCCCAGATGATTGCTGGATACGGAGAATCATTGTCATAACCGAAACCACCATACGTACCCTCTCCAGCATTGCCAACGACTATACTCTCACCCTCTCCTGTTCCTGCGTGTCGGATGTCCAACGGACATACTGGAGCAGCAATTCCAATACCTATTTTCCCTGTCCCATTCGGCATAAGTGCGATGTCGCCGTTAGACGTGGTAGAGATAGTCCCACCGCCTGTGAGCACTATATTGTTGTCCAGTGTGACATCTGCCGTGCCTAACAGATTTTTCCTTGTTATTTTCTTGGTAGTACCGCTGTCAACTATAACAAATTCATCAGCATCAGCTACCGCTGTTAAAGCTGTTAAATTACTAATCTTTACATCTGCCATTTTTCTAAACTCCTAAAGTAAAAGGTATCCGCCATCCTCTTGAACGAGGTTGCGGCTATCTTCTGTGTGTATGTTGCCGAAAATTATGTCCTTTACTCTGCTGGCCTGCTGTGCCAACAGACTTAATGCAATTCTTAACATAGCCTAACCCAGGTATGCGACAACCGAACCGGTTGCCAACGTAAAAGCGGACCAGTGCCCGAATATCACCATACCTGTTGGGAATGTATTAGAACTGTCAATCGCATCACCATTCCCGCCGGACGTACCGATATAATTACTGTTTACGGGAGTGAGTGTGGTAAACGTGGAATCAGTTAGGAATTGGATGGCAACGATGTTCTTGCCGGTAAGCGCACTTGTGCCGTCTTCAAACAAGCACCCGCCTCGTCCCATTCCAAGGGATACGGCCTGCTGTACAGTTAAATCTCTCCAATTTGTCATAATTTCCTCCTTTGTTGGTTAGGACGTGCTAAGGTGTGACTCACCGTGAACGCACTATTTACTTCACAAATCTGAAGTGTTGAGACAAAAAAAACATTCTCGACACTATTCACTTATATGAACTTACGCCTGAATTGGTGAAAAGTTCAACAGTTACTGAGACTTTTCCCCCATTTTTCTTAACTCCCTAAATTTCTTCTTAAATCTATCGGACAAAAACCCTTTTATTTCCTTTGACGTTTTTTCTATCTGTTTTCGTTCCTCTCCTTCAGCATCTGACCACTTTTCATAAAAAGCGTAAGCCCTTGCTTCTGGAGAAGAAATGTCCATCATATCATACCACCACCCTTGAAGTCCCCGAACATTTCTGCTGTTAAAATATCTGTTTTTCAACCGCTCTCTATCTTCTGTTGGTTGAGATGCGATAAAAGTTCTTACATTCTCAAGCGGAGCTTTAGTGTCAACCAATTGATACAATTCTCTGTTTTGTGCGTTGCGACGACTGTTTTCCTCAATGGATATTCTCTGTATCTTTTCTCTGTCTCCGCCTACAAATGGTGATGTTGACCTGAGTATCCGCCTTGCAAAAGGAAGTTTTGAAATCTCTTCCCACATTTGACCGGTTTCTTCTTCCGGAATTGTATCTAATAGCTCTTTCAGTCCTGATCCTACTAAACCTGTAAATATATTTCGTCTTGTAAATATCTCTCCAAGTGCATACTTCATTCTTTCGGGTGAGATACCAAGTGCGTCACCAATAGAAACAAACGCTGGATGTGTACGAGTGGTGTATTCTTCTTCTGGGATTACTTCTGGACCACGCCAAATATCTTCCTTCGTCCAGAAATCCTTGTTTAACACATAACCGTGATAAGCGTCAAGAGTCGGAATGGATATGTTGCCTGGAATCAACGGAACAAAATCCTCAATACTTTTTAACACTTGCTTGCTTGGCATTTCACCATAAAACAAACGCGCTGACAATGCTTCAAACCCGCTTGCAAATACTCTCTGCCCCTGATCTTTCGGAATAGAAATGTAAATATATCTCTTTCTTCCGCTTTTATCGTTATAGGAATATGGAGTGGTAATAATCCAGTTGGCGTTTTTCTGTTCTTCGCTTATTTGATCGTACGCTTCTGGATTTACCGACCTATTAGCAAGGTACATTCCTGTTGACAACGCCCCAATCTGTGCCACCTTTGCAGAAAATGTTCCTGGATCTTCTTTGGCTGACCTTAGAATTGACCTTGTTGCCTGGATACTTGCGTTTAAGTAAGGTATGGCATTGTCCGCCACTTTAATGGCAGATCCGCCTTGTGAGAAATCAAGATACCTTCTCGCAATCCAAGTGGCTTCACGTTGAGACTTACCGCTTTTAATCGCTCTTTCTCTCAACATTAACCTTGTAAGCAATTCAGATGTGGTTCCGCTATACTCAAAATAATCCCTGACATCTCTTAATGGTTTTATAGTGAGAAATTCACCCTGTTGTGCCGTAACACGGCCTTGGTGAGTAAGAAACTCCAGTCCTCCGCCTTCATTAATATAGTCTTCATACCGTCCGGTTCGTGTTACAACATCCCTTGCAACGGCTGCCATATCAACACCCATTTGAACCGCAGCTTTGGGTCCAAATGTACTGTATCCGCCTTTACTTCGTGCTGTTGACATCCATATAAGACCTAAGTCCCTGGGGATGTTTGCAATAGCAAATTCGGGGTTTAATCCCCCTGTTGCGAATGGCCGTAAGATTGCACTTCCTGTAATCCACCTCAAAATTTTCGCACTGCTCATTGATATTTCAGGATCACGAATAAGCCAGCTTCTTGCAAAGTTGTTTTCAAGCAACATAAAGTGACGCTTGCCGTCAAGCATTACACTTACAGATGTCTTTCCCGCAGGTACCTTCCCCTTGCCATCCCACATTTCAATAGCTCCAATCTCAGGATTCTCCTGCACTGTACGATACAAAGACTTATTCGCCTCATTCCTCATTATACGCCCTTGAGTGCGAAGAATTGTCTGTGATATTAACAGCTTGGGATTGTTCATCAAACTTTGTGTACTGCCTTCTTGTAATGCTCTGATACCAGAATCAGGTACAGAAATAATCTTACCGCCAGACGGCATAACAATCAGCGGATCTAAATGCTGTATAAAACGACGAGGTGAATAATGCTGTTGTTCTACCAATTCTGCATAAGCTTCATCTGTAAGCAATCCATTCTCTTTAAGCATATCAAGCTGCTTACGCATTTCACCAAAATATCTTTCTGAGGCTGCTTCAATACGAGTCCTCGTCTCCAGCGGTACTTCCTCGTCAAACTTCTTAAACCATTCTGCCCAGTGTTCTTTTCCTTTATCTCCCGGGTGCTTAGGACGCTTTTCACCACGAATGTCATAAATTTCATCAATTTCAACAGTACGCTTGCCTTGTATAAAATCAGAAAGAACATCAATTTCTTTGTGCGATAATTCTCCAAAAATCTCCTTTTCAGCTTTTGAATACATTCGTTCTGCTTTTGCTGAAGCACCTGCCGACAGTTCAAGGTTCATCACCGCTTCCTTGCCAGCGATGCCGCCATCTTTCATTAATATCTCTTTGGCTTCACCAGAAATATCCCAAATTTTCTTTCGGAGGGTGCCTTTAATTTTTTGTGGTGTGGTTTTATTTGATTCGGCAATATCAAGCCTTTGTTTTTCCATCACCGCATCTACACTCCCTGCCTTCTTAGCGTCATACGGAAAAATCTCTATCTGCTCACCTTCCTTGGTTATGGCAATCTTATTCCAAGTTTTGATAAATTCTTGTGCTTCGGCCTCATTACGAGGGATTTTGAATCCAATCTTTTCCAGTTGACCGAAAGCATTGTTTAGATTGTCAGTCGTTTTATGATATTCTTCGGCCGTAAGCTTGCCACCCTTCATAAACCTGGTACCAGTGCTTGTGCCGTGCAAAAAAGTCATTGTGGCCAGATTTTTTATGATTTGCTCTGGATGTTTTATATAATCTGAACCAACCGTTTGTAAGACATCCATTGCTCTTTTATTTGGATTGTCCTTCATTGCGTTGTAATAAGTGTCTGCAAATCTATTCGCTTCAGCCGCCGTTGTAATAGCACCTGCTTGCAGAAAAAAATTCCCAAGCGCCCTAGCTGTCTCCTTTACTATAACGACTTCTCCACCTAATCTCCCAAGAAACGGGAAAGCCGCACCCAGCATTCCATCTAGTGCCGTTCCAACCATCCATCTGTCAAATGTCATACCTTCTGCCACTTCTGGGTCCAGCACTCGACGTGCGCCACCTACCGAGGCAAATACTGTTGCCGATTTTGCCGCTGCTGGCAACTTTGTCAGTTGCATTACCTTGGTGGGAGCCAAAAACGCAAGAGCGTGACTAGATGCTTCCCCCATTCCCATTAGTGTTCTGGCTACCTGCATTTTGGTGTTATCCTTAAAATAAGGTGTTTCGGCAAAATGTGTTTCAAATAACTCTGTTAATGCTGGCTTATCAAAAACTCTTTTAGCCAAGCCGTATGTAAAGGTATCTGCCCCGCGATAAAGTGTATTTTTTACAGCACTCCAAAAAACACCATCTTCCTGCACCTCTTTTGCGAGTTCTTGTTTTCTTTCAAGTTCAAAATTAGTGTATTTTCTTAACCAAGGCTTTACATCTTGTTCTTGTGTGCTTAACGAGCCACCTGATGGAATAGAAATGTTATCTGGTGCGATCAATTTGGAAAATTCTTCAAATGATTCACCTATTCTATAATATGGAGAAACTTTGTCAAAAAATTTTTCCTGACGACTTGGGTCCTTCATAAAACCCTTAAATTCACCGTAAGAAGGAAGGCGAAAGGGATCGCCGCCCAAAGAAATTACATTGTCCTCGTCAGCATTTTCTGTAAGAGCGTCATAAATAAGTTTTAATTTGTTGGACATTATTAAAATAAATCTTGAATGACAATCTTTCCTCCAGACACATACGGAGACATCAGTTGATCGAACTGGCCCATCGCACCCTTTCTTTTCTCTTCGCCAGCGAACGGATCGTCAATTATTGCCAGTAACTCATCAAGTTGATATTTTACATTTTCAGGAATATCACCGACTTTAAGCGGTGCAAGCTGTGTAAACCGTTCCGGAGCAATCTTCGCTTTAGTGCTAAAATCATACGGATCGCCACCCCGAAATTGTATCCATACAGGGTTGTTGGAAGCATCAACATACCTCTGTGGTTTACTTAATTGTCCAACTGGTTCTTCCGCCTCTGGCTCAAACGCGCCTGGGACTGTCGTAGCAGGTACAGCAATTTCTTCGACTCCCTCTCTTTCGGTCACCACACCTGCCGGTGTCGTAACTTCACCTGCGATTAAACCGCTGGTAGTCAATATCTCTTTTGCTTCTGAAGGCGTAACTTCGTCACCCAATACCTTGCCGTGTAAATCAATTAAGTCTGCCTTGCGGTTCAGATCTGTGGTCTCCTTGGAATAAAACTTAATCTGATTTATCATAAGCTTCTTTTCATCACTTAATAACTTTGGCTCCTCCGGCTTCACAAACGACGACTCATCATTCATATACGACGACATTATCTCAAATGCCTCATCTTCTGTCATCTTGCCGTAAATAAGTGCCATCCCCACACGATACGCTTCACTCTTCGCTTTGGGGTCACCAAAACTTTTTGCCATTGACAGCCACTTCTGCGACGCTTTCTCCCGCGATGTCTTGTTCGCCGCTTCCCGCTTTAATGCCTGCTCAGATGCGCCGGCAATACCTTGTGCCGCTCCAGCAGCAAATGAAGTCACTGCCAACTGAAGTGCGGATGGACGCTTTTTAGTCTTGAATTTGAATGCCATTATTCTCTCCTGCGCCCCGTATGGACCAACGCACCATTTTCTATATGGTAATTATGTCCGTCAATATCAATGTTATAGACATAATCAGAACCTTCCTCACTCACAATAGACTTGACCTCTTCGCCACCCCAAAGAACATCACCTTCTTTTAACTTTCCGGATAGTTCCAAGCTGCCGTCTTCCATAATATAGGGATGGTATCCAGTGACTTTTATTCCATCCACATTGATCGTGCTTGACGCATTATATTTATGAACTTTACTTACAGGCTTAAATCCGCTTGTAGTGCTAATAACATCACCTTCTTTTAGCAGTTCAAAGGGTATTATACTATCAATACCAACAACACCAACACTACCGTCAAAACAAGTCCAAGCCATCGTTCCACCACTTGCTATGGTGGCACCGGCTTTCGCACCATAAAATGTCCCAGCCGCTCCGATAGTATCACCAATAATCCCTTCCCACCATTCGGGCTGAACATCAAGCTGTGCCTGGATTCCAGCACGTTCTGTTTCCTGCTGTTGGAAAAACCGCGTCATCGCATTGGTGATCTCTTCTTGCCTTTGCCCCAATTGTTCCATAGTAAAAACATTTCCAACATCCATCCCTTCAATCTCAGCCAACTTCGATTTTGTTCCAGCTCCAATACCCTGCACAATATCGGAAAGCTGTCGGCCTGACGCTTCGCTCAACCTTTCGGTCGCAAACTCTGCCGCTGGTGCCTCCCCGCCAGTTCCCAAGATTGCCTCAGAAACCTTTCGTGCCATTTGACCACCCTTACGGGCTGAAAGTCGTTCAGCATATTCTTCCTGTTCTTCTCCAGCTCTCTCAACAGCGGTCTTATACTCACCCGTCTGTTCCTCAATCTCAGCACGAAGTTCCTCTTTATCAGCGTCAAGATCATCTTTCTCTTCCTGTTCACTTTCAAAAGATTCCCATTCATCCTGATTCATCAGATTACCGCGTTCTGACTCAAAATCTGCCATTTTTTCTCGCCACATTCTCCTTACATCCGCCCAATCAAATCCTTGAAATGCCCAATCATCAGTTTGCAGAACGATGTTTCCTGACGAGTCTTTTAAGAACGCATTAATTGTGGTTCCACGCCAATCTCTTATCTTATACGCTTTATACAAATTACCTTGTTCATCGTACATAGTCTTCCAATACTCAGTTTTATTTGCCATAATTAGCTCCTACAAGTCCTTTGCTCGTTTCATTTCACTGTATTGCCATTCGCCCGAAACCTTCGTAGCGAACAAAACCTTCCCCTTATGTTTACATACCCCGAAATCACCGTCCTGACCGTCACCCGGAGACAACAGCGTTCCTTTAACACCCAGTATCCTGTCCTGTTTCTGCTGCCTCAGCAAGTTCAGCTCCTCCTGTGTCACTTCCATTACGGCTGATGCCCTACTACTGCGTACTCAACAATAGTATCGTCCAGTATCAAATCCTGTCCGGCACTGGAGAACTCCAATTCCAAAGTTTTACCAACAAGATTCAAAAAATCTCCCGTATTGGTAAGTGATGCTGACGCACCGAATGTAAGTGTCTTATCTGCTGACGTATTTCCATCCAGATATGCTTTCACTGTAAGAGCGTCACTGGCTTCATCATCTGTCTTGTATGTAACATAAATTCTTGTGAATCGCTTCTTCATTCCGGGATAGCCGAAATCGTACTGCTTTGTCTTTACAGTTGCTGTCTGAATGTTGTCCGTAGAGGAACTGTTCATCTCCTTTATGATAGCGCTGGTAGGCATCAGGAAGCCACCGTATGTGATCTGACGTAAACAGGTTCAAGGTTGTCTCCAATTTGAAAATTACTGACATCATCCGCTGTAATAGAATCAAGTGTTGCTTTTGATATACTCCTGTTATCGAAATTATATCTGTACCCGTTCACCACCGCATTACCTGGTGAAGTATCGGGAATTATCACCAGCTCCTTCTGAACACCGGAATAACCGATAGCCGGGTTATCGAACGTAAGCGCTTGCCATTCAGAGCGAATAGGAAGCGACAGTTCTACAATTTGTTGTGGTGTTATGAGTGTAATCTGCTTGGAATCGCAGCATACAACACCATACGGTGTCTTAATACTTGCAGAGCGATAAGAACATCCAAATCCCCTGTAATGACGCTCTATGTGCCAATTCAACTCAGAACCGGCAGATACATTCATAATATACACATTCCTGTCTTTAAGAACATATAACCTGCCGTCCAGTTCCTCCAGAGACACAATTTCGTCACCGTCATTCTTACCGAAGTCCTTAAATCCGGTCATTGTAATTTCATCAGGCTTAAATACAGGCGACCAATATACCCTGCTTCTTTCCCTCACTGTCTGCTCGTTTTCGTCCTTAGTGTCTATATTGCCGTAAAATGCTCTGTCTCCTGCCACCACCGATGTCTTCCATCGTATGGCCGGTACCGTCTGATTGGCAATGCGTCCGGTGAACGACTGATACGTCATCGCCTTGATACCGTCAAACGGGAAGTACCAATTCGTCACCACATCAGTTCTCGGTGTGGATGTAACCACATAATATGTCTCAGGGTCAGACGCTCTCGTTCCACTTCTGGAAACGGGAAGCATATTGGCATCAAACTCTACACCATCATCTGTCGTCACTTTTGCCGACACCTTCCCCCACATAGAACTAAGTGAATTGAGCATTGTAGAATAGTCGTTTGGACTTTTCGCAATGCTGACCGCCACAGCGATATCGTTAACAGCCGTATTAACAAAATAATCAGTGTCAAGCCATTTTCTATCAGTGCTACCAGCCTCAATGGCGCCAACAGTTACCTCTGAACCAGCAGCATCAGGACATCTTGTCCAATGCCCCCAATTACTTTCAACGTTTGTAGCGGTTGGCTCAAGTATAGCCAAATCACTATCAGCGAATCCTGTTTCCACATCAAACGTGCCTGCTAAATACCAATCTACCTCGTCTTTCGGCTTCCAGTACAGATTTATGGCTGTTATACGACGATTCCAATTGGCATTGGAAGCACCGGTGTAAATAACAAGATTGATCGCTCTCGCCTTGTGCGGAGACGGATAGATATAAATTTCGCTATTATCGCTGTGATCAGCGTCAGAAGTGCCCTGCTGTCCCCTTACAACCGTTAAAACATCGCTATCGATTGCGGTGATAAGCATTATTTCCTGACCGATGCGAATATAAGTATAGATATTAAACGCTCCGCCAGAATCTACTGTTACTGTCGGGTCCCCCATATCAAACGAAGCATCATTTACAAGGTTGTCTGTTGTTCCATCGACGACCAGTTTTGCCTTAAATTCATCGGGACCCTGCTCCTTAACTTCAAACCCTGACACACCAATCTCACCATCATCAGTCTTACCCAACTCCGTCTCCTGAATATGATCATAAACATACGTTACTGTATATTTATCATCTTCACTGAATGTTTCAGACCTGATTGCATCGGGCCACAAATAGTGATCGTCATTTTCCAGTATTGTACCGGAAGCGTACGGATGCCTCGGCTCGTAAGAAAAGATTCCCACATTCCTTTCTGCGCTTATCCCCCCTCCAAGAGATTCCAAGGTTATATTGTCAAAAACTGCGACGCCTGTATCTGCGGAAGATATACTTGCTAATAACTTTATATATATCGTAGAAGCTGGTGCAATAAAATCAACAGATACATACTGCCAATCCTCTACGGTTGTTATTGAAGTCGTTGCGGCATCAAGAGAACCTGTTTGTGTTCCAGATATACCAATTTTTGAATTTAATGTGCCAGAAAGTGTTTTTATATAACAGGCAAGACGATATTGTTGTCCAACGGTAACAGAAACGGCTTGATAAACATTCTGACCAGTTCCGTTTGTATATTTAATCTGCTGTGCGCTGTTTCCAGCATAAGGATCAGCAGTATATTCGGCTACTGTAACCGTTTGTTGATTGCTCCAATTGGTTGCTAATCCATCTGTAAAACCACTCTCAAAATCGTTATTATTAATTGTAACAGATGTGTTCAGTCCCGCTGTATCGTAAGCACCTTTCATCTTTACCACAATAGGCGGCTTCAACTCTGTCTCATAAATTTTCCAATTGCTGATATTTTCGTTCTGTGCCGGCTGGTAATAATCGGGAGACTTATTCGTTCCGTATGTTATTCCTGACGCTGTGCCGTTACCCCAAAACTCCCGCTTGATATGTCCGTACCACTGTGAGGCATTATTACTGTTTCCCAGGTTTCCGTCAGAAATACGAAGCACTTCATTATGCGCAAACATATCCACTTCCGGATCACTGGAAGTGTCAGTCCAGGTTGTCTCATCAAATATCTCCAACCAGCTTCCACCTCCTCCGTCAGCGTTGTCATATCGCTCCACTGTTCTATCGCTGGATCCGTTCTTGCGATACAATATGTGCCACATCGTACTGTTCTGATTATTACTGGCATCCCAGCCGGTACGATAGATATAGTACCCCTGTCCTTTAAGAATATCGCTGGTGGAACGAGCTGCTGTAATATCCGCCGCTCCTTTCACCTTCTCCACTCTCCCGATTTTGCGATTCTCAACTTCTTCAAACGACTGGAACTGATTGTCCTTAATATCCAGCGGAGACGGATACGTCACCAGTCCGCCGCTGAAATCGCCAATCTTAAATCTCTGTTTAGGATTAGGCATAATTAAAAATCGTTGTAGTCAATTGTAAATGACGGTTCAGCAAATTTGTAATTACCGTACTGTATCGCTTTCCGTTTCCACTCACTCCACTCATTCTTATAGTAGGAGATCATATCCCGCTGAAACCTCTCCGCCACCTTCCAGGCACCGTAATAAACCAACGCCTCGTGATAAGCCGAATCAATGTCAGGTGTTGACGTATTGCTCGATAATGTCGTCGGCTTCGGAATGTAATAAATCTTTATCGTTACTGCTGATGGGTCGGGGAATATCCCCACTTTGTTGTCCCTGATGTAATATCCGTATCCGCCGGGGATAGTAGCCGTTCCGCTGGAGTTTGACGGATTCACTATCTGATGATAACCGATACGGTGAATCTTGTAACCATCGTAGTCCACTCTCCGCATCCGTAAGATGCTAATGGCAGCAGCGCCTCCGCCGCCTTCCGGCGTCCAAATGGAAGAACTGTCTAAATCGTATTCTTTTGTACCGGACGCTGCTGTTGCCGTAGCAGTGGTTTCCAGCAGTTCCGCTTCATCCACAAGTATCATCTGCCCTCGATTGATAAAATCATTAATATGAGAGTCGGGATATTTTTTGTCTTCCGTTGTATCGGTTAAAAGTCTTATCTCTGATCTAATGTCTCGTAAGTTCATTCTTCTTCAACCTCGTGAATACCACCGTAACGCTTATTTATTACTCCAATCTTCTGATAAAATCCCTGCATAATCGCCTGTGCATCATTATACTCCTCTATCTGTTTCTTCGCTTCCGCCACTGCGTAATCAACCACCAGGGGCTCTAAAGATGTGGGCAAGTCGCATTCAGTCGTCCTCGTTTTCTGCGGAATTTTTATATATCTCACCACTACACTTCCCGCTTCACTTTTCCCTGCCTGTGAAAGCCGTATTTTACTCTCGTAAATCGCATAAAATTTTCCCGATGTACTGTAAATACTGTCAGAACCGTCGTCAATAATATCCATTATCTCAGACGATACCAGAATCGCAGACTCGAGAGACCCTCCTAATTCTTTAATTTTTACCGCTAAGATTCTGTACGGTTCTGATGTCAGTGACGGTGATCCGCTGGTGAAGCCTACATCTCTATTGAGGTTCCCGTCCAGAGAATCTTCTACAATCATTGTTGTAAGCGCATCATCTACCACCATATTAACTATTTCGTTCTGACCGTCAACAATCCACTGGTCAATCTCGCTGTCCGTAGGCGGTGTATCCGTTGCCGCTAAACCGAGCTTATCCCGTACCTGATCTTCTAATGCTGCCAGTGTTGCCATTGTTACTCCTTATTGCGCTTTAACCGGAGCGGCTTTATAGCAGGCTATTAACCCCGTCATTTCCGCCGCCCCATTAAAGTCAAAGCGTTCATTTTATCCGGTTACTTTAGACTATGCAGTAAAATCGGTATTCTGCGTATAGTAGGCAATGCAGGAATAATCTTCGGAATTAAACTTAGATTTACCCTGTCCATAAATAAGCCCACCGGCTACACCGAGAGAATTGCTATAATCAAAGGTCTTTTCAACCCAGAGAGGCTCGCCAACTCTCGCAAAGACTCCGGCTTGTGAACCGAGGAAGAGATTGGTAGAATAATGAAGATTACCACCAGAACCTCCCGTATCAGCCTGTGAGATATTTTCGTGGGCGTGAATTACCACACCGTCAAAAACACCTAACGCACCGCTGAAAATAGGATTGCTCTCTCCTCGAATGTTGCCGTCGCGCTGTGCCTGCTGCCAAGCAGACAAGGTGGTAAGATCGTACGCCACTTCCGGATGAACCAGAAGGATGTAGTATTCTTTACCGCCAACGCGGATAGGTCTCATACGAAGTTCGCTTGAACCTTTAGGGATTTGTGCCAGACGTTTCAATGCAGAAATGTCAGACAACGAGATGGTATCGCTAGCGGTCAGCGCAGCGGCTGTACTTGATTCATTCGCTCTGCTGCCAACTGAGGTTGATCCATCATCAGCCCTGAAGGTTCGGGTGGGTGAAGCGGATAGAGACGTGAAAAGGTCAGAATCAACCTTCTCAGATAGCCAGGTCTTGAGAACAGACAGAGACTCTTTACGAAAATCAAAGAGAACCTTGCTGTTTTCAAAGTTACCAGTATCCCGTACTGCGTTACGCTCCATTGCAGTGGTAACAGTCTGAGAATAAGAACTCATAGCCTCTTCGTTCCCTTCCAGTGTGCTGTCGCCGGAAATACCAGAGCCGGACAGGTTCGTGATAAGACCAAAGGTTACGTCTTTACCCTGTGAACCGTCCAGTTCGTGTTTAACCTGAATCATCGAATCCGCACCATCGCCCATAAACTTTTCAAAGTAGATTTCCTTACCTACTTCATTGAAAAGCTCTTTAGCCCATCTGGATACCTGTAAACCAGACGCCCAAGATGATTGTGCCATTAAATAGCTCCTTTAAGATTAACTGCCGGGAACGTTTCGGAGATACTCCCACCGTTCCTTACTAGGAATATCACCCCACTCAGAAGCGGGTATGTTGTCTATGTCCTCTTCGGTAGTGCTTTTCCCAGAACCTGCCGTAGATAACGACGGGGGAACGGATGCGGTCGCCTGAAGTTTTTTAGTCACTTCAGCCTGACCTTCCTCCTTGGCCTTCCTTGCAGTTGTTTCAGCCATTTTGATAGTGTAGGCATCGTCCATAAAGGTGATGCCTCTACTGTCGGCAAATTGAGCGACCGCCATAAGCTCATCTTTGGAAAGATCAGGATGATCTTTAGTAAATTGCCGGACCATTGATTCATACGCTTCGTCCATCTTCTGCTCGGCAGCCTTCCGCTTCTGCGTTTTCGCTTCAGCCTGATAAGTCTGCTTCGCAACGTGCTGGACGTATTCAGCGATTGAATCGGCATTGTAAGGATCGTACTCAGGCACAGGGGATTCTTCCTTTTCTGCGTTCTGATCACTTACCTTCAAACCTTCAATGGCTTGCCGCAATTCTCCAATCTCATTTGTCTGCTTTCCGTGTAGCGTCTGCAAGTTGGTGTAAGCATCGGCCAAAGCTTCGACCGTCGAGAATTGCTTCCCTCCAGCTTTAACCTCAGATACTTCATCAACTTCCTGGTTCTCGCTCTCTTGCTCCTCAGCCTGCTCCGTTGCATCATCGGGGGATTCTGCCGACGCCTCAACACTCTCTTCTTCGGCCTCTGAGGGAGTGTCTGCTTCGCCGGACAGTTCCTTGTCCGTATCTATGAACTCAAAGCGACTTTCTTTTTTCGCCATCTTTATGTCCTCCTTATCCGCCAAGGCTGGCACTAATAAAAAAGCCGCATCATCACAAAATTGTGATAACACGGCTTCTGCTTAGTTCCCTAACGGGGGTTAAGTCAGAGTTGCCTGACTGTTATTGTTATTGCGGGACTACTCTCTCGTATTTCTCAAGACTAGTTATCCCACCTTGATTGAAATTTATTGTCAAAGAACCGGAAAACTTAGCTTCAATAAGTTTCCGTACTAATGAAATCAGCCAATCAAAATGCTTCAATCACTATGAACCGGAATAGTCCATCCGACCTTTTTCACTGGAACTGTTGCCAACTTTTTTTGTCACGTCACCCTTAGAATCTTTCTTCGGTGATGGATTGGAACTGCCTGTGCTGCTGGGCGGCGGATAACCGAGATGCCTTTTGTCTTTTTTATTGGATCCGTATGTTACGGGCATATCATTCTCCTTTATTATTGCGGGGCACCATTACCCTGCTTAATTCCTTGCTGAACCTGCTGCATTATCATTTGTGCTGCCTTCTCTTCTTCCATCTTGGCGATGATTTCATCCTTCGCCTCCAGATCAGATAAGTCAAGCCACAATGGGAACAAACTCTGGAATCCCATCTTGATAAGCTCACCCACCTGATCGGCCTTCATCGCCTTCATCGTAGGCGAGTTCTTACCTCCGTCCAGCACAATATCAAACCGCATATTCTCAAAATTATTCAGGAATCCCTGTATCACTTCATCAGACGGAAGTTCGCCGCCCATCTGATTGCCTACAATTCTCATTATCTGCGGTCTGGTGTAGAATTGCTGCATATTTGATATACAGAGACTCAAAACCTTGTTCTTCGTCCTATCTAAATTTTCCATCTGTTCTTCCAATGTCAGCATACCCTGGCGAATCCTTGTTTGCGCCGCAAACCCTGATTCCTTGGAACCGGCTGCTATACCCATCAGCGGATCAGTAGCACCAGAAATCTCCTTGGCATCCACGGCGGCTGCGTTCTCCAATCCCACAACCGTATTAATCAAAGCCAAGTGACTGGTTGACCACTGCTGCATAAATTCCCTGACGTTACCTCTGAATCCCGGTACCGACACCCACTTACCTGAAGATGAGGCGTCGTTCATCTGATCAGATGTCACCTTACCACCGGCGAATACTCCGCCACCCTTGGGAGTGCGATTCATAATATCAAGCGCCTGTGAACGCCGCTTGTCCTTCTCCCGCTGTGGGTCCTTCATATTTTCCACCAGCCCGAAAGTTTCCACTTCTCCGCCTACATCCTCAAAGTAATAAAAATAAGGCACCAGCGGAAATTCGTTATGGTTGTACGGATTAGGCACTTTATCCAGTATCATCCTCGCTCCGGAAAATACTGAAAGAGATGTTTTTGGTACAGAACGAACGATTACATCAAATACATCCTCATCTGGTATCTGATTAATGGGATTCTCCGCTCTCATTCTATCCTGTGCCTGAGACAAGACCTTCATCAACTCCACCGCGTCACCCTTCTTCTCAAATCCCTGCGGTGTCAGCTTGCCGGTGCGGACATTTACTACAAAATACTCTCTCTGCCAATCCCGCTCCCATAATTCTACAACCCTCGCCTTACGAGCCGCCGGATCAACAAACCGTGAAGCACCTATAATTTCGCCGTTACGGTAAAAATTCCCCATCTCCTGACGAGGATCTATGTCAGACGGAGTGGATAAATCCAAATCCGTCATCGCCACATCTTCAATTTTCTTCAAATCAGACAATTGCTCAGGATACAATGACTTCAAGCGACTGAGAGAAAGCCACTTGGTACGTCCAAGACGCATCCACTCTCCTGTATCCGGCGTATCCGCTTCAGGATCAGCCAGTACATTCTGCCAGCTCTCACGGCGAAGCTTAATCTCTCCCAGGAAATCCTTACCCGGCTCTACAAATACATCTACCCATCCCCTGCCGGTGATGGTGCCGTCCTTATGCACCCTTGAAAATAAATTCTGGAGCTTCCTGTTCATATCAAGATGGAACAGTAAAGCGGTAATCAACTGCGCTTCATCCTCATCCGACGGCTCAACGGGCAAAGCTTTCCACGAAGAACGGTTCTGTCGCTCGATGCCTGTTACCAGATTCACCTTCGGCAGTATTATATTTAACTGCAAAGGCGGACGGTTCTCCCTGCGAAGCTTCTGTAAATCTTCCTGCGCCCATTGACCTTCACCAAATCCACCAGTATAAAATGACGCCGCCTCTTTAGCGGAATCCATAAAACCCTTATTCGACGCCTGCATAGCATCAAACATATCATATAACTCTTTAAGACGCTGTAAATCTTTCATTCAGACATCCACCCAAGTTTACTGCCAACACTATTCATTAAACCCGACCAATCACCGTAAGGATCGCTCTTAAGCATCATCGGCTTCGACGCGGAATCAACGTAATTAACGAGATAACGCAAGCAATCCATCGAGTGATCATTCACCTTCACTGCCTCCTCCGGCTGAGGACGGTCTTCCCGTCCGTATCGCAATTCCTTCCACTTGTACTCCACAATCTCATCACGTAGCGACGACATCTGCGGAACATCGAAAAATGACATTCCCACAAACCCCTTCTCATCCGGCTGTAAACATCTGCCAACCTTATCATATCCAACCCGCTTATCGTTCTTGGCGTTCTGCCAGAAAATATCAAACTTGTCCCACTCCTCAGCAATTGTGCGACCGTCCCGCTCAGTACGGTTAATGGACGGATCAGCTAAAAATATATAATCAATATCCGGATTCAAACGGTCACATACCATCTCACCTAAATCATCAATCAATAACTCCGACTCGTAAATCAAATCGTAAACCCAAATTTTTCCGTCACCATCAACAGCAGCAAATAATACACAAGAAGGATTCTTATACCCATAATCATATACTACATAATGATTCCACCAATCCGGAACTTCAAACTGCTTAATAAAATGTATCTTCTCATCAAACATCGGATATACTAACCCGACAAAATCATCCCAACTGCAATAAACATACCGCTTAACCCACCGCTCAGGCATCTCCAAAAGCCAAGAAATATAGTCAGGAGGCAAATGAGGATTGTCAGAATAAAGACGAACCTCACGCTCCGTAGTCGGAGGTAATGCACCCTCAGTCCACGTCTTCGTCTCAATAAGACGATAACCGCCCTGTACCGAGTTCTGAGCATCCTTGCCCTTCTTCCAACGCTTCCAAACCCAATTGTGCCCCGCCGGATTGCAAGTGTGAAACGAACAACGCTGTGTACCCTTGCGCCTTAACTGACCTGCCGCCGATATAAACGTATCCTCGGGTACCTCCTCAAGCTGATCAAACGCAAACCAACCCAGATTCAACGACTTAATACGCTGAATGGCGTCCCTGGAATCATCTAAAGCCATATAAATAATCTTGGACCCGTTCTTGAACTCAATCAAATGATCAACAGGACGGTGACGCTCAATGAAATCACTCCCCACATCCAATAATTGCAATAAAGTTGACTTCTTAAACGCATCCAACACCTTTCTCCCCATTAAACCAAAATTCTTCGGTATCTCAGCACACTGCTTAACCGCCTCAACACACATCGCCTCCGTCTTGCCTGTACCCAGCGAACCCGCCATCAAATGATGCTTCGCCCAACCAGTGTACAAATGATACTCCTCCTGATGATCCAACGCCTCCGTAGGAGTGCCGGACTCATCACGATAACCGCAATATACCTCTACGCTTCCGCCCACCGATCAAATAACTCGTCAACACATTCACAGCCGGCTGCCATAGCCGCAACTGCATTCTCAACTACATCAGGAGATAACCTTTGCAGCGTCTCATCACGGTGCAAAACAACGTACAACACCTCTAACGACTCCATTAAAGCCGAAACAAGCTCCAATACAACACTATCCTGAGTCATTGACATTCTTCAGCTTCTCCCGACGCTCAATCTCTTTGGCTCTGTCCTTAATCGCTAACCCAGCTACCGTTACATTAACCTGTGTCGCCGTTCTAATGCCGCGATCACGATACCTTGCCGGATCCATCGCCTTCAAGTGAAACAAACGCTCAGATACGTTCTTCGGATTCATTGCGTTTTTAAGAGATAAGTCCTCAAGGTCGTCCATCTGCTTCTTCTTGAACATATCCTGTACATCGCGGACAGCAAGAGCAAAAGTATTGTCACGCTTCATCTGAGTATAAACAGTACGCTTGTGTACACCATACCTGGCGGCCGCCCTCGTAATGTATCCGCCAGACTCCTGCAAAGACGATAAGAACTCGTCGTACTTCTCAGGCGGTAACTTTAATTTGCTGTTGCTCTTCTTCGCCTCAGACTTGTAAAACTTTGACAGGATGGGATTGCTTAACGGATCATCAGCCAACTGGCTGACAGAGACTTTTCCGGGTGAGGTTGTGCTGTCCATTATATGTTTCACTTTTGTGAAAGTTACGCAACATTTACGATAAAATAAAGACGTAGTTCCCAAAAACGCAAAAAACGCCCAAAAAGTATGTGGGATACATCATTACCTCACGGCGGCGGTGGGTGCGGTCCCCATACCCCCCCCCTGGCGCGTCTCCATTTGAGTTTCGCTGTCTCGCGTCATTGCCATTGATCCCGCTCCGGATCCCTGGCAATACGGCCGGCGACACCTGCGACACCGGCGACACCGGCGACACCTGGAACACCTGCGACACCTGCGACACCTGGAACACCTGCGACACCTGCGACACCTGCGACACCGCCACCGGTCCGCCGCCGCGGATCATTGGCGGCATTGGCCAAGCTCCGCCGGAAGTGTCTTATTGTATATAATAGATTGTCGGTAATATAAGATAATATAAGATAATATAAGAAAAAGCTTGCATAATACTTCATATAAGTGTAATATCGGGAGAGATAAGGAACACAAGATGCGTGTCTATTCGATAGTGAAAACAGATAAAGGGAGAACGAAAATGAAACAACCTAACAAATGGAATCTAGACAAGTACAAACAGAATCTACGTGTAGACAATGAAAACGTCTATTCGTACGGCACCCGGGTTGCTCGTATCAATCACCTGGTAAGAACAATTACGCCCCTGGGTTGGTGGAGTGTCACAACATCTAAGCATATAAACTACGTAGCGGGCGAATATGGCTACACCCTAAAC